GTATCGCAAAAGGTGGAAATTACCATTGATAATAGTCCGGAGAAAAGAAAGGCACTTGATAATGCAGAGGTACTTTTTAATATGGAAAAAAGGTTAAGGTTATTGATTGATCAGGAATCAGTCAGTCAGGGTTCAAGAAGGAAATTTGATACAAAATAACAATGTTGTTCGTCGATACTAAACGGTTTCAACCTGTAATATATGAGAATGATCTTCCTCATGAGAAGGATCTGTATCATGTGCCACCCAGGCATGTTCCAGAAAGTGAAAAACAGTTTGAAAGATTTGTTGCTGAAAGAGGTATTATAACCGATGATGAATATTGGGATAGGCAATACTATTATTGTATTAATGGATATACCGTTGAGAATGCTGTAATCGATGGTGGTGATACTTTTATTGATGGAGAAGATGTCATTAAGATTGATGAAAATACCCGTTATATTCCATACCTTGATTTGAAGATTTACAATAACGCTATTCATATCTCTGGAAGAATGTATTTCTATCTGAATTTTTGGAAGATAAAAAGAAAAGAGGAAGGCAGTAAATTAAAAAAGGTAGGAGCTCCAAGATTTACAGATTTAAGTTGGGAGAATTGGGAAGTACGCGAATTAATGACAAGAAGACAAAGAGACAATCTTTGGACAAAATCACGACAGAAAGGGTTCTCTGAAGAGGAAGCTTGTAATCTGGCCTATGACTTTTTATTTATTCCGGAATCACAAGGCGTAATTGTTGCCGGTGAAGAAAAATATAACCTGAATACTTTTCGATTTGTAAAAAGGGGATTGAAACACCTTCTCAATACACAGTTTTATAAGATCCTCGAAAGAAACTCTGAGGATTATATTCTTTCAAAATATACTGGATCTGAAATTTATTCGCGTACAGCTAAAGATAATCCTGAAGTTCTTTCAGGGTTGTCTCCATCGAAGGTTCTTTTTGAAGAAATTGGTATTTGGAAGAAAGGTCTTGTCCTTGACACATTATCATACCTACGTGCTTCTATGGAGGCTGAGGGGGAGAAAACAGGTTATATTCAATTAACAGGTACTGGTGGTGAGATAGAGGATTCTATTGAGGACATGGAAGAACTCTTTGATGAACCTGAAAAGAATGGGATATTATCATTCCCAAACAGATATTCCCGAGATAAGACAGCTGATGTTAAGACCGCTCATTTTGTGCCGGCATGGAAGTTCAGACTTGTCGATGAAGAAGGAAACTCTTTAAAAGAGAAATCCATTGAAGATCTTTTAATGTCAAGAGAAAAGAAGTCTTTAAAGGCAAGATACATTGCTACAAGTCAGTATCCAATATATCCGGAAGAAATATTCTCATTGAACTCTGGTGGTTTCTTTGGTCAGGAGATCACACAGTTATTGACAGAACGTTATATCTACATCACTACTCATAGAGAATGTCATATTGAAAGAAAAGGATATCTTGAATGGAAAGTAAAAGGTAAGCCCTGGGAAGGTGTAAGATTCGTCGATGATCCTGATGGATGGTTTACTATGATAGAACCTCCGGAAGTCGATGAGATAACAGGAAAAGCCTTTAAAAATTTATATTTGGGGTGTACTGACAGTTATGATCAGGATGAAGCTGTGTATAGTACTTCAAAGGGTGCTATGCATATAAGAAAGAAATTCAATGGCAGGGATAAACATTGGGAGACTTATGTTGCTCAGATTTTTGAAAGACCAACTGCAGCAACCGGTGGTGCGGAACTCTTTTATGAACATACCGCTATGGCTTGTATCTTTTATGGCTGTGTAAACTTAATAGAGTGGAGTAATCCTCGTATCTTTGACTGGTATGTAAATAATGGTTTTCAACCCTTACTCATGGAACGACCAAAAATGGCAACAGCTAATATGATAAAAAATTCTCAACTATCCAACCGATATGGTGCTGATAAATCTTTAAAGCCAATTTCTTTGGGTATCTTAAGAGATAAGTTAAATAAGGAGTTTATCGACCGGCTATTTATCAAGCAACAGATATTCAAACTTGCTAAGTTTATATATGATCCTTCGGGAAAGAAATATAATTGCGATATTACTGTTTCTACCGCTTATGGAGAACTCGCTGCGAAAGAGTATGAATTTGTTAGTGTTATCAAAGAACAGGAAAATGACAATAAGCTAAAAGGCATGTATGCCTTTGTTAATCAAAATGGTGTTATAAAACGAATTGCCGTATGAGTATATTAAATGAAATGGTGGCTAAGCCAACCATATTGTCGAAAACCGAACAAGAAAAGATTGCATATCATATTAGGAACGTTGCAACCTATAATGAGGTAGTATATAAAAATGATATGAAATGTTGGGATTATTTCAATAATACCGTTTCTATTTCAGACTTCGAATATCTTACTAAAATAGGTAATTACGACCTACCGGCTAAGTTGAGACATATTCCTCTTCAAAGGAACATGCTTAATCTTCTTATAAGCCAACAGGTAAGAAGACCTTTTGTGTTTTCTATCGCTGCCGTAGATGAATCCTCTGCAAATAATAGATATGACAGGATAGTAAAAAACTATGTAGATCTGATGTTAAAGTCTGCCGATGCTCAGGCCGCGAATACTGTAATGCAACGTACCCAACTTGAAAGCCAATTAAGTCAGATACAACAACAGTTACAACAGGAACCACAGGATGCTGACCAGGCAAAACAGTTAGAGGCAGCCAAACAACAGTTTCCTCTTATCTCCATGCAGCTTAACACTATTATAAAGAGTTTTAAAGAACAGGAACTCTTAGATCAGATAACCGTTCAAAAACAAGAACGTTATCATCGATATACCGATAAGGAGTTGAAGGAAGAACTGGCCCAAAAGGTGTCCCTTACCTTACGTCAACAACTCGATATTCAGAGAAAGTCTAACCAGAACTTTGTTAGTCATGTTGTCTCAGGAAAACAATTTTATTATGTCGATTATTTAGAAGGACAAAAATTTCCAATCTATGAACCTATTGATCATTTTAAGGTTTATTATCCTAAGATTGACAATATAGAATGGGTACAGGATGGTCCATGGGGTGCTATAGAAGATAAGATATCATTTGAACAGTTACAGATAATGTACGGTGATAGTATCAAGAAAAAACATGGAGAAGATAAGATTAAGGAAATTCAAAATACCTATGGTTATAGTTCTTCTTCTTCCTTTGTTTCAACAGCTAGTTATGGTGCCTTGTACATGAATAACTCTGAGGCATATTATCCGGGCATCAATGATCCTTCAAATAATATCAAAAGACTCCGTATATGGTTTAAGGTACCAAGAATGGTACGTATCAAAAAGTCTTTAAACAAATATGAACAAGGCGCTTATTTCAGACACTTTGTCGATGATGAGAAGATACTTATCGACCAGGATGATTATAAGTTCCAAAATGGGTATTATGTTTACAAGAACAACAAAACAAAGACCTATAAAAAAGAAGATGTAGAAACATTTTCAACGAAAAAAGGTGATGAAATAGTTACACGATATATTTCTGATGTCTATGAAGCTGTAATCATTGGAGACGACCTCATTGCTGTTTTGGATAGAAAGAGATTTGTGGTAATGAATACTGATAATTACACTATTACCAAACTTCCTATCGTTGGTCCTTCATTTTCAAGTAGGACAAAACAACCTTATTCTCTTATCAAAGCTACAATCGATCTCCAAGACCTTTACAATATCCTTCATTACCATGAAGAACTTATGTTGGCTCTTGCTGGCGCTAAGGGAAATGTCATTGACGTATCACAGAAACCAAAACATCTGACACAGGATGAATGGGAATACCAGATGAAACTTGGCCGGGTGTATATCCAGACTGTTGATGAAAATGGTCACCCTACAGGAAACAGTTTCAACCAATGGCAGGCTATCGACAACTCTCTCTCAGCTTCAGTGCAATATATCATGAAGATGAAAGAAATGGTCAGTGATACCATGGGTAATATCATAGGTGTTCCAAGACCGCGACAAGGGCAGGTAGTGAACACTGACCAGGTAGGTACTTTTAATGCAGCCAACGAACAGGCATCACTTATCACAGAGATAGTTTATAATGACCATGACGAGATAGAACGTCAGGCCCTGGCACAACTCTTAAATCTTTCGGTAAGATATTGTTTCAACGAAGAACAGGTTTTAAATCTTATCAACCATGATTCCGGGATAAGTACTTTTAAAATTCCTAAAGGTATCTTTACAGATTCTTTCTTTGATGTATTGGTTGCTAATAACAACAAAGAAGAGTCTTCTTTAAAAGAACTAAAACAGATTACCTTTCAGAATTATCAAAAAGGACTTGTTCCCTTTTCACAGATCCTTGACTTCTACAGGACAGAAAGCCTTACAGAACTTTATAAGAAGGTA